GATCATCATGATCCAAATGCATTAGAATTATTTTGTGACAACCATCCAGATGAACCTGAGTGTTTAATCTATGACGATTAATTAGATGTATCAAAACTTTTTTGGAAAAGATCCTATGAAGTGGTGGATTGGTCAAGTGACTGATCCAGATAAAGGAGAGTGGGGAGATTCCTTAGAAAAGACACAAGCAGACGATCCTGATAAAAAGGACATCTATAACTTTAGATGCCGTGTTCGGATCGTTGGTTATCATGCGTGTGAGAATGATTTACCAGACAAAGATTTACCTTTAGCACATGTTCTTTTGCCACCAAATACCACTACTACTGGTGGATGCGGCAATACAATGCAATATCAGGGTGGAGAGGTTGTGGTTGGATTTTTCTTTGATGGAGAAGATGGACAACAACCAGTGATATTCGGAACTTTATTTAAACAATCTTTTATTGGAGATCAATTATCAAACAAAGATTTTGATAGTAAAAAACATACTTGTTTCGTTCCATATACACCACCAAAAGTTAGACAAAGAGCTGGTAAACATAGATTTTATGAAAAATCACCTTGGCCTGGTGGTTACACGCCTGGTGAAGTTGCAAAAACAATCGCACAAAAACAAAAAGAAGCTTCTACAAATATTAGTGTTGTCAATCCCACTGCTTGTGAAGATAATGAAATATCAAAAATCAGTAATGCGATAAAAGATTTTACTCGGAAGATGGAAACTCTTCAACAGTTGAATGAACAGTCAACATATGTTGATCCGATTTATGGTGGTATTATTGACATTCAACAGGAAATTAAACTTACTACTAATAGAATTCACTCTTCAACAACAAAATTGGTTCGTCGTGCTAGATCTTGGCTAATACAAGATACTTTAGATAAATTAAATTTGACTTTAAAAGAAAAGACACCTAAAACTTTGCAAGCCCCTGCTGGACAAGCTGCTAAATCTCTTACCGATGTAATTTTTTGTAACATTGAAAAAATACAAGATCAATTGTTGGATTACCTTTCTAAAAGTTTGGAAAATATGATCGGACAAGTTTTAGATGTACCTATTTGTGGTGTTGAAAACTTTTTAAGTGATATGTTTGGACAGATTAATAATATTCTTGATACTAATTTAGGAAGTATCTTCAGTCAATTAAATAGTATTCAAGGTGGTGGTATTTCACTTCCTAGTGAAACATTTTCAAAAGCGATTAAGTTTGCAAATATTATCACAAATGTTCTTGATTGTGATGCTTTAAATTGTCCACAACCACAAGCATTTAACGCTAAAAGTGGTGTTTCAAATGCAGCGGAAGATACTTTTGATAACATAATTGATAAACTTGGATTAGATAGACTTACAAGTTTTGCTGATGATCTTGACAAAGCAATTCCAGCAGTGCCATCTGCACCAGATTGTTCAACAAACGTTCTTAAATGTGGCCCACCGAGAGTAGACTTCATAGGAAGTAGTGGTCAAGGTGCAACTGGAAGTGCAATTGTAAATGCTCTTGGTAACATCATTGGTGTTGCGATTAATGGGCCAGGATTTGGATTTAAAGAACCACCTTTACTTTCATTCTTTGATAGTTGTGATAAAGGTTACGGTGCTGGAGGTTATCCAGTGATGGGGCCTGTGTCTAAAATTACTGAGGGATCAGGTGTATTTGTTGGAGGCGCTGGAGGAATACAATTAACATCAAATGGACTTTTAATTAACGCTGGTGGTGTTGGAGGAATACCAGTATTAACTTCTGACGGAAAAACAATTACAGTTGATGGTGATTTAATTTTAGCTGGTAGTGTTGGTGGAACACCTGTAAAAGCTGGTAGTATCGGTGGAATACCTATACTTATTGATGGCGTGCCTGTAATTGTTAATGGGGAAGGTGGACAAGGTTTAAGCGCTGGTGGATTTCCTTTAGTTATTGGCGCAACTGATGATCTCACTGCTGGTGTTGCTGGTGGTTTTACTGGACTAACTATAACCGTCGGTGGTGAAAGTGATGAAGACCTGTTATATGTTCCTGATCCTAATGGAAATGATTTGGGTGTAGTTGGTGTTGTGATCACTAGTCCTGGCCAAGAGTATATTTCAAATACAACTGAGACTGATCTTGATGGAAATGTAAAAGAATTAATTCCAGATCCAAATGCAAACTATGATGGCGAATCTTCTTATGTAACTTCTCTAACAGGTGTCGTTGTTGAAAATACAGGTTTTGGATATGATGACAGTGATACAGCTTCAGTAGGTGGAGGATCAGTTGATGTTGCTGGTGACACTTTGCCAGGCGATGCAACATCTGATACAATACAGAAGCCTGGTCAAGCACAAGTTGAGTTAAATATTCAAAATGGATTGATTGTAGGTGCGAATGTTATCAATGGTGGTTTTGGATTTACTGGACTCCCAGAAATTACTATAAATAGTGACACTGGATCTGGTGCTAAATTACTACCAGTTCTCAAGTTTACTAAAGTTGATGATGCATCTCAACTTGCACAAACAACTCAACAGGCTGTTATTACCGTAATTAGTTGTATCGAAAAATAAAATGTCAAAAGCTCCAAATGACGGACAAAATTTAGAATGCGATAAACACCTGAGATATGTGGTTCAGAGTGGACAAAGTAGCATACATGGAGATACTTTGTATGAATTACAAACACAGGAGGCTCAGTCTTTTGCGTTTCACTCTGGAACTGGTCAGGGTGGTTCTGGTGGTGGGCCTGGCACTGGTAAAGCAGTTTTATACACGCCAGGACTATCGATGGAAGTTCTTGGTGAAGGTTTAAAAGTCAGAGACGCTGGTGATATTTCTATGTTACCAGCAAAGATTATAAAATGTAAGAGAGGTGATATTTACATTGAGGCTGAAAACGGAGATATTACACTCAGAGGAAGAAATATCACTCTTGATGCGTTTGGTGGTGGACAAGATGGACAATTAAATGTCAAAGCGACTAGAGTTGCAACTGTTGATTCGCCAGATATTCGACTTCAAGGTGAAAAGATATTGATAAAGTCAGATAATACATGTAATATAATAAGTAAAGGTTTTTTAGAACTCAAATCTGGTTTCACATTATCGGCCTCTTTTGCTGATGAGTCTTTTGGAACTATGGCTCAAGTTTTAAAAGCTGCAACAACAATTAATCCACCAACAATATAATGAACATATCTAGACAACAACTCGATAAATTAGTCGTGGGAACGGATGATGTCTCTTATGTTCCGCCTGATACTTCACCAACTGGAACTGCTGTATTAAATGGCCCTGTTTATGTTGGAAAAACTGCTGCATCACCAAATTATGAGGCGGTTCTAAATATAACATCAAATTCTGCACCACAGAGTCCACTTGACACTCAACCAGCTTGTAGTGCAAGTTTGGCAATGAAGTCTGATGGTAATTTAACTGTTGCTGGTGATGGTAAGACTGCAAATGCTTTACGCATCTCTGGTGGTTCATCTGTTGATACAATTCATGTTACAGGTGATATGTTTGTCACTGGCGCAGTTGACTGTGGTAATAAAGGTAAACTTGCATCTAGGTTTGCTGCTGCAGATGCATCTCCAAAACCATTTGATCTAGTTCATCCCACAAAAGGTGAAGGACATCGACTTCGTTATGCTTGTATTGAAGGCCCCGAAGTTGCAGTTTACTGTCGTGGTAGATTAAAAGAATCTAATGTAATTAATTTACCTGACTACTGGAAAGATTTAGTTCATGAAGATAGTATCACTGTTCAGTTACAACCGATTGGATCAAATCAAAATCTTGTAATTCAAGAGTTTAATAATGAATTTATTGTCATCGCAGAGGATTCAACTAATACTGATTTGATTACTGATCTATCTACTATTGATTGTTTCTATCATGTATATGGTGAAAGAAAAGATATCAATCCTTTGATAGTTGAGTATGAAGGCAACAGTTGGGAGGATTATCCAGATCCAAACTTTAATCCAAATAAGGTTGATTCTGATAAGAAGAATACAAAAGATCCTCGATTTGATGGCCCACCAAACACATTCACAGCATGACAAGATTGATTTATGTTCAAGATGATTTTTTAGATCCTAAACTTTGCAAACCATTTATAGATTTATATGATAAGAGTGATAGTTTTCTTGAAACAGTAACTCACTCTAATCCTAATGATAGTCTTACTATTAATCCAGAAATACCTAAATTTAAATTTGATTCTAATTATGGAGCAAAATACTTAGGTGGAAATGTTGATCCTGTTGATTTGACTCATTCAAAAGATGAACTTTTTAGTAATGTCATCATGGATGTGACTAGAAGATGTAAAACTTTTGATGACAACATAAAATTACAATATGTTGGTGTAGTGAGATGGCCAATCGGAACATTTATGAAACCTCATATTGATGATAATAATGTTCATGAACCAGATGTATTCGCAGCGATGCTTTATCTAAATGATAATTTTACAGGAGGTTCTACTTTATTTGAAGATATTGAGATAAAACCAAAGCCAGGGAAACTCATTATATTTTCAAATCATGAACATCTACATTATGTAAGTGAAGTTGGTGGTGGTGAGAGGTTTGTATTATCATTTTGGTATAGTAGACCGAATGCCAACTTATAAACATAAAGATACTGGTAAAAGATTCTTTTTTATTCACATTCCAAAGACTGCTGGTAGGTTTTTACAACAAAATTTTATCAACAACAATTTTGAACCAGAACAAAATATATGGGATTGGATAGATGGGATTGAGACGGCTCACTTTCATAGAGAACTCTATCAAAAACATCTAAATATAAAAGACATTAAACATGTAACAATTGTTAGAGATCCTCTTCAGAGATACCTCTCATTGAAAACGCACAATTATCCAGAAAACGAAAACTGGTTGAGACCGCAAGTTGATTATGTAACAGAAGAAACTAACATTTGGAAGTTTGAGGATGGATTTGATGAAAAATTTTCTACATGGTTGAGTGAGGTGTTGAAAACACACATCAAAATAAAAGAGTTAGACTCTGATTATTCATACAATGAAAAAGGTCAAAAACTTTTTCTTGAGTATAAAGATCCTAATTATAAGAAGATTGAAAGCACTGATGAGATCGTAAATCATGTTAAATCTTTTTATCAAGAGGATTATAAACTTTGGTATAACTCATTGAATAAATAAACTTAGACAGAATCTGTAATTAGAGAAGAATAGGATGCCTCTTTCAAGACTGGAGAATTTTCTAAAGAATATACAAGGTAACGTCATCTACGTTGATCCCAATGAATTGGATGCGACTGATAGTATTGAAAACCAAGGAAACTCCCAAAC